CATACTGTTCAAGTGTAATTCCCCATTTTTGTGCGAGCCGTACGTCTTCTTGAGAGAGTTTAACTTTCTTATTAGACGGGGATGCTGAAGTGTGCGATGCTCCAGCTACTACTTGAGAAGCCTTTGACGTTGGCTTCGTACGAGGTGTATCGGCTGCTACTTCTTCGGTAGCTTCTCCGAATTTCATTGGGAAGTTTTCTTTCATACGATTATCAATCTCTTGATAAAAGTCATCTTCCTCTGGGTCAAATCCTTCTTCCTTAAGTTGTGCATCAATATACAATGCAGCATTTGTAAGTACTTGGTCAGAATTAAACCATTCATTACTTGCAGCCCACTTGTATGCTTTAAGACCATAACCGTTATGTGTCTCAGGGGCTGGTTGTTGTTGTACTTGCTCTTCTGCTACAGCGCTTTTCTGTGCTGGAGTAAGAGATTCGTACTGTTGCTTTGCAGTAGCCAGACGAGAAACGTCTTGCTGTGCGTTGTTTAAATACTCTTGTGCCTGTAGAATTAAATCTGAATCACCGCTGTCGATTGCTCTTTTGTAAGAGTCTCTGGCGATAACTAGCTTTTCATTAACTTGCGCTTCAGAATTTTTAAGATTGCTACCTACTGCTGAAAAGTATTCTTCTTTCTGCTGTTGAAGCTCAAGCTGCATTTGCTTGTTCTTGTTTAGTAGCTCTTCGATTTCGGCTTCACGTTCTTTCTTTTGAGATACGAGTTGCCTGATTCTTTTCTGTGCGCCAGAGGTTTCTTTAGATTCTTCAACCTCTTCTGTTTCTGTTGATTCTTCCTCAGCAGTTTCAACTACTGGTTTTTCTTCAACCTCTACTTCTGGTGCAGCAGATACAACTTCTTCTTCTGCACCTTCAATTTCAATTTCAATTTTATCTTGGGGTTCACCTTGCTCAGGTGTAATAGTAGACCATTCAGTCTCTGCCATTTGTATTTCTCCTGTTTAACGTCCTCAGCGAACTTAGACGAATAACGCTGATAAAGTATATTATATAGTATAAGTTATTGTGTCACAATAGCAACACCTTAAATTAATTTGATAAGTTAAATGTTGGGTCTAAATCTTTTGCATCTTGGACTACCATTTTAATAGCATCGTCAAAGATAAGTAAGAGCTGTACACCTTTATACAAAAACTTATCGCCTGAGTGCTTGCCATAACACACATAGTCTCCCTCCTTGCACCAAGGCTTCCCACCAAACTTCTCGTCTTGGTAAGCCGTAGCTCCTATCTTAAGGACACGGCCAACTGTTGTAAGATAAGACATGTCCGATTTGGTTGAGTCAGGAAGAATAATCCCACCCTTTGTTGTTTGTTTAACAGAGATAGGACGAACAAGAATATGGTATCCTGGAACCTCTGGTAATGGTGTTGGGTCTGATACTTCTTCATTTGTAATCCATTCGTCATTCTTTAAAGCACTTGAACCTGCTCGCATTTATTTTAATCCTCTTCTATATATTTAGTTAGGTAGTCTTTAACAATACCAATTGACCTCTCAATCCCAGCAATATTACCTACTACTTCCTTATACATAGAATAATCCGAAGCGTGTCCGTACGCAAGCGAATTTTTCATTTGCTCTATTTCTTTTTGCAGTTCTTTAATTAGTTCTTCGTATAACACTAATTAAGGCCACCTGTTTTAATTAAGTCCATAAGCAACTGAGCAGATGCTTTTGATTCGTCTAGCTCGTTTGCCTCCTGTGCTTTAAGAAGGTCGCCCAGTAGTTTCATTGCTTCAATAGCACGTTTGTTACTGCGGTCTTCTTCTTTCTGCATAGCACCTAATTGGTTGTCAATGCCTGCTTGTTGTGCGTCGATAACAATCTCTTGCTCTTTAAGGTCAAGCGCACGGTTCTTGAGCGCCGCATCAACCTGAGCCTTAGCAGCTTGCGTTTGATTTTTCTGCTGCTCAACTTGAATACGTTGTCCCTCCATCTGAACCATTTGCTGTTCGGGAGACAAGCCACCGCCCTGCATTACTTGCTGATGTAGTTGTTGTAGCTGTTGTGCAGCACGAGCCTGTACCATTGCAATTGGGTCTGGGGCCTGAGCAAGCTCATTGGCTATTTGCATTCCTAGCTCTGGGTTTTCAGCGCCTCTTGCAGCAACTTGTTGTGTAAGACCTGCTAGTTGTTCTTCGTACTGCATAAGCATATGCTCAGAGATATTAGCTTGAAGTGCAGCTGAAATCTTAGGCATCATTGGGTTCTTAGCATTAGCAGGGTCTTTTAAGAAAGCAGTCTTGAACGCCACATGAGCTTCGTGGTTCTGTCCCATAAAGGCTTTAATAGGTTTACCTTCTGCTACTTTTTTAATATCAGTCATAGGGTCGTTTGGTTCTTCTGTATCTTTAAGCGGCATAAGCTTTTCTACATCAGGTACGTTGGCTGTGGTAAGAAGCATACGATTAATAGCTTCCATGTCAAACATGCCAGGCTCTGACTGAGCAGCAATCTGCTGTACCATTTGGATAAGCATCATGCGCTGTGCATTAGATGGGATGTTAGGGTCAGACACTGGGACAATATCTACCTTGCCATCAAAGTCTGCCTTAAAGATTTTCTCTGTTACCCCAGGAAGGTCATATGGATATTCGTCATCCAGATACTCAGAGTCAATGCGAGCCAATACTTTGAACTCATCGCCCTGCGCTTTATGTAGACGCTTGTGGATTGAAGAGAAGAACTTACTAGAAGCTTCCAACAACGCCATGGTTGTACCTACTGGTCCGTAGCCACCACTGTCTGCAATTACTTGTTCAGTACTGTCAGCAAACTTCTGTCCTGTCTCTGTTACAAACTGTAACATATTGAACAGAGTCTGCGATGGTTCTTTAAATGGTAGTGGGATAATAGACTTAGATAGGTCCATACCTGTAGCTTCTACTTCCTTAAACTCACCAGGAGCAATAGGGTCATTGTCGCCAACCATACGTACACCTTTAGCTTTGAAACCGCCAGGTAAGTTAGCGAACTGACCAGCGTCAAGCAATGAACGCATAGCAGCAGTAGCAGACATAGTAAGATTGCCAAGGAAGTGAATGAGACCAAGACCATAGAAGCCAAAGCCAGGAACATATCTGTAATGCGTGAAGTGCATCTTCTTAACATACTTGTCATCTCCTTCTGCCCAGTTACGTCTAATAGACAACACAGCACCTGTGGTTTCTTCTACCGTTACGATGTAAGGACAAGCAACTTTACCTTTGTGCATCTTGTCCTCTGGGATTTCAAGATAGCAGTGTTGTTCTAGTAATACATACTGTGGGTCATTATCAGAAGCAGGAGACAAGCCAAGAACGCTGTCCATCTTTTCTGCCATGCCTGACAATGTAGGGATGCCTGCGGTTGGTAGCTCTACATCTGCATACATGCCTGCGTCAATCTGACGGGCAAGGTCTACAGGGCTACGATAAATTACATGTGTATAGCGGTCTGCTCTACGTAGGTCAGTTGCATAGTAAGACACATAGAACTGGTCAATAGGAACAAACTCAGACACAGGACGGTCAAGGCTTGCATCATAGTATACTTTCTTAAAGGCAGAGCCGATAAGTGGTAGGTGGAAAAGCATACGCTCGAACTCGTCGAAGTATTCAGGCATCTGTGTTGTGACCTGATAGTTCATAAAGTTCTGTACACGGTTTGCTTGTTGTTGTTTCTCTAGGGTTGCATCACCAAGTACCTGAGCCTTAACAGGGCCTTTGGCAGGGAACAACTCTGTGGATGCTTTAGCTTGGAACTTGACAGCAGACTCAATCAACAGTGGATGTACTGCAGTGGCTGCACCTTCAAATGGTTCGGTTGTGTCTTCTAGCTTAAGACCAAGTAGTTCAAAGCCACGCTCGAACATTGATTCCCACTCAGAGCGAGAGTCCTTGTCAGCATGGAACTTATCAATAACTGTATTACCAATATCAGACAGTGAGTCTTCGTCAAGAAGTTCAACAAGGTTTTCAAAGAAACCAGAGTCATCACCTACTTCAATCTCTAAGTCAAGTTCTGAAGCTGTGCCTGATAGGTCTACTTCTACTTCACCAGTCTCAGGGTCAATAGTAATGTTTGCATCGGCTGAAGATACATCTTCTAATTCAAGCCCAAGCTTAGGACCTTCTCGTCCACCGTCTACTTCATATGGGTTACGTTCAGTTGCCATTTACTTTTTCTTTCCTTGTTTACCGTTAGACATTAGTACAAACGGTTGTGCGG